TGGATCAAATAATATTTATATTGGAAATACAGGTAACTCTTATGATAATAATACTATACGAATTGGTAATGACACGGATCATACTGATGCGGTTATTACATCTAATATTATCAATTTACAAACAAATTCATTGTTATTAAATGGCAATGATGGAACTACAGATCAAGTTCTTTCCGTTAGTACAACTGGGGTTCCTGAATGGAGAAATACATATGAATTAGTTGTAAAAGATACAAACATTGGTGCAGGTACAAGTGTATTTAATAATTTATCATCAATTTCATTGTATGTGACCGGAAGATATAGTTCAAATCCATTATATATAAGTGGAGGAATTGGATCAACATTAGATAATTCTGGTATTTTACCTACAACAGATAATTTTTTGATAAAATATAGTGATAATGGAAATGTTGTATGGGCAAATAAAATTGGTGGAACTGGAACCGAAAGTGTACAACAATTAGCTGTAGATAGTTTAAATAACGTCTATGTAACTGGAATATATGCTTCAAATCCATTATATATAACTGGAGGAGCTGGGGCAACATTAGGTAATTATGGACTTAATGATACTTATTTGGTAAAATATAGTAGTAATGGGAATGTTGTATGGGCAAATCAAATTGGCAGTGTTAATAATGAGTTTGATCCTAAATTAGCAATAGATAGTTCAAATAATGTATATATAACTGGGTATTATGCATCTGGAAGTCTATTATATATAACTGGAGGAAATGGAACAGCATTAGGTGGTTCTGGAGGATATGATACTTATTTAATAAAATATAGTGATACTGGATATGTTTTATGGGCAAATAAAATAAATGGATTGAATGAGGATGATTCCTCAGAATTAACTATAGATAGTTTAAATAATGTATATGTAACTGGAAAATATAGATCACCTCTATTATATATAACTGGAGGAACTGGGGCAACATTAGGTAATTATGGAGTTGATGATACTTTTATAGTAAAATATAGTGATACTGGATATGTTGTATGGGCAACTAACATTGGAGGAACTGGCAATGACAATTTACCAAAAATAGCTATAGATAGTTCAAATAATGTATATGTAACTGGAACTTATAGATCAAACATATTATATACTGGAACTGGGGGAACATTAGGAAATTCTGGAATTTCAACTACAACGGATATTTATCTAGTAAAATATAATGAAAGTGGGAATGTTTTATGGGCAAATAAAATTGGTGGAACTGGAACCGAAGGTGTACAACAATTAGCTGTAGATAGTTCAAATAATGTATATGTAACTGGAAGGTATGATTCAAATCTATTATATATAAGTGGAGTGAATGGTTCAACATTAGATAATTCTGGACTTAATGATACTTATTTGGTAAAATATAGTAGTAATGGGAATGTTGTATGGACAAATAAAATTGGTGGAACTGGAACTGAATTATTTCCGCAAATAGCTATAGATAGTTCAAATAATGTATATGTAACTGGAACTTATGATTCAAATCTATTATATATAAGTGGAGGGAATGGTTCAACATTAGGTAATTCTGGACTTAATGATACTTATTTGGTAAAATATAGTAGTAATGGGAATGTTGTATGGGCAAATAAAATTGGTGGAAGTGGAACTGAATTTGATTTTCCACAATTAACTATAGATAGTTTAAATAACGTGTATGTAACTGGAACTTATGATTCAAATGCATTATATATAAATGGAGGGAATGGTTTAACATTAAGTAATTATGGTAATAGTGAATATATTTATCTAGTAAAATATAATACTTCAGGAAATGTTATATGGGCAAATCAAATTGGTGGAACTGGAACCGAACTTGTATCAAAATTAGCTATATATAATAATAATAATACTAATAATACTAATAATACAGCATTTGGCAATGGTGGATTACAAAATTTACAAACAGGATCAAATAATATATCATTGGGATACAACTCAGGTAATAGTTTAATAACTGGATCTAATAATATTTATATTGGGAATACAGGTAACCCTTATGATAATAATACTATCCGAATTGGAAATGACACGGATCATACTGATGCGGTTATTACATCTACCAACTCTATCAATTTAAACACCAATTCATTGTTATTAAATGGCAATGATGGAACTACAGATCAAGTTCTTTCCGTTAGTACAACAGGTTCTCCTGAATGGAGAAGTACTAATGAATTAGATGTAAAAGATACAAATATCGGGGCAGGTACAAATGTGTTTGATAATTTATCAAATCAGCCACAATTTTCATTGTATGTAACTGGAAGTTATTTCTCAACTCCATTATATATTGGAGGAACTGGGACAATATTAGGTAATTCTGGAATTTCAACAACAAGTGATATTTTTTTAATAAAATATAACAATAGTGGGAATGTTGAATGGGCAAATAAAATTGGTGGAAGTCAAGATGAATCTGTACCACAATTAGCCGTAGATAATTTAAATAATGTATATGTAACTGGAAGTTATCAATCAAACCCATTATATATAACTGGAACTGGAGCAACATTAGGTAATTCTGGAAATTCAACCACATATGATATTTATGTAGTAAAATATAATACTTCAGGAGTTGTTGAATGGGCAAATAAAATTGGTGGATCTGTATTTGAATCATCACCACAATTAGCTGTAGATAATTTAAATAATGTATATGTAACTGGAAGTTATCAATCAAACCCATTATATATAACTGGAACTGGTTCAACATTAGGTAATTCTGGAATTTCAACCACATATGATATTTATGTAGTAAAATATAATACTTTAGGAGGTGTTCAATGGGCAAATAAAATTGGTGGAAGTCAAGATGAATCTGCACCACAATTAGCTATAGATAGTTTAAATAACGTGTATGTAACTGGAACTTATGATTCAAATGCATTATATATAACTGGAACTGGTTCAATATTAGGTCATTCTGGTAATGGAGATATTTTTTTAATAAAATATAATACTTCAGGAGTTGTTCAATGGGCAAATAAAATTGGTGGAACTGGAATTGAATCATCACCACAATTAGCCGTAGATAGTTTAAATAATGTATATGTAACTGGAACTTATCGTTCAAATCCATTATATATAACTGGTTCAACATTAGGTCATTCTGGTAATGGAGATATTTTTTTAGTAAAATATAATACTTTAGGAGTTGTTCAATGGGCAAATAAAATTGGTGGAACTCAATCCGAATATGCAGCACAATTAGCCGTAGATAGTTTAAATAACGTCTATGTAACTGGAACTTATAATTCAAATCCATTATATATAACTGGAACTGGTTCAACATTAGGAAATTCTGGAAATTCAACAACATCTGATATTTATGTAGTAAAATATAATACTTCAGGAGTTGTTGAATGGGCAAATAAAATTGGTGGATCTTCAATTGAAAATGACTCACAATTAGCTGTAGATAATTTAAATAACGTCTATGTAACTGGAACTTATACTTCAAATCCATTATATATAACTGGAACTGGTTCAACATTAAGTCATTCTGGTAATGGAGATATTTTTTTAATAAAATATAATACTTCAGGAGTTGTTCAATGGGCAAATAAAATTGGTGGAACTGGAACCGAATCTGTACCACAATTAACTGTAGATAGTTTAAATAACGTGTATGTAACTGGAACTTATGATTCAAATGCATTATATATATCTGGAACTGGGACAACATTAGGAATTTCTGGTGGGTCAAGTGATATTTATGTAATAAAATATAACGATAGTGGGAGTGTTGTATGGGCAAATAAAATTGGGGGAACTGGAAACGAATCTACACCACAATTAGCCACAAATACATATAATTCTATTAATAATACATCGTATGGAAATGGTGCATTGCAAAATTTACAAGTTGGATTCAATAATACGGCATTGGGATATAATGCAGGAAATAATTTAATACAAGGTTCTAATAACATTTATATTGGCGAAAATGATGAACCATCATATGAAAATGGTACAATAAGAATTGGTAATTCTCAAATATATACTAGTATAAATATAGGACAACCTCTAACACCGTTATATACAAGACTTCCAATGTCAACCGAAATAGGATTTACTAATATAGTAAAAACTATTGGTAACACAGCATTAGCAACTACACCTTCAAATATATCATTATCACCAAGTTTTATAATACCTAGTGGAACTTGGATTACTGAATTATCAGGTAGTTTAAGTAATAACTCAGGATTTGCCCAAATAGGTTTATCAACAACGTCAAACGTGTTTGATATAACGCGAACTGTTTCAACAAATGCAAATGGTGCTCCTAGCACGGCACATGTATTGATGACAACAGTAATTCAACAAACTAGTCCAGTAATTTGGTATGTTATAGGAGTTAGAACCACTACGGCTTTAATGAATGCTCAGGCTATAAATGTTCGTATTACACGAATTGTATAAATTACACCATTAAGAGTTAATTATTTAGTATGATTTTATACATGTATTATTAACTAATGTGTATCAATGTCATAATTGGGTAAGATACAATTTATTTAAAACTAGCATGATATTCGTATTAAATTAACCGAAAAATAATATCATAGGTAATTATGAAATGTTTTTTTAACGATGGAAAAAAAACATGTCCTACTCCACCTATTTTACCATCAGGTATACTCTCTCCAAATGGTGCAAATATGTCAATGAAAATGATGCGTGCCCAGCAAGTCCGAAGTAAAAATTTAAGCAGATCTTGTGCTTCTAATATTGGAGAACAAGGGCCTCCAGGACTAGATGGATCCAATGGACTTCAAGGACCACCTGGACTTCAAGGAGCCGATGGACTTCCGGGACCAAGTGGCGATACAGGAGAAGGCCTTATATTTATAGATAATAATAATGTGGGAGCAGGTATTGGAGTTTTTGATAATTTATCAACACAATCATTTTCATTATATGTAACTGGAACTTATACTTCAAATCCATTATATATAACTGGAACTGGAGCAACATTAGGTAATTCTGGGATTTCAACAAGAGCGGATATTTTTTTGATAAAATATAATGAAAGTGGGAATGTTGTATGGGCAAATCAAATTGGTGGAACTGGAAACGAAAGTATACCACAATTAGCCGTAGATAGTTCAAATAATGTATATGTAAGTGGAAATTATAGATCAAACCCATTATATATAGGTTCAACTTCATTAGGGTTTTCTGGAGATTTTGCTGATACATATATAGTAAAATATAATACAACAGGAAATGTTGTATGGACAAATCAAATTGGCGGAACTGCAAGTGATTTTGTACGAAAATTAGCTATAGATAGTTTAAATAACGTCTATGTAAGTGGATATTATAATTCAAATCCATTATATATAGGTTCAACTTCATTGGGTTATTCTGGAATTTCGCCAACATATGATATTTATGTAGTAAAATATAATACTTCAGGAGTTGTTCAATGGGCAAATAAAATTGGTGGAACTGGAGAGGAAGGTTTTCCACTATTAGCTGTAGATAGTTCAAATAACCTCTATGTAACTGGAAATTATAAATCAAACCCATTATATATAACTGGATCTGGGGAAATATTAGGTAATTCTGGAATTTCATCAACAGCTGATACTTATGTAGTAAAATATAATACTTCAGGAGTTGTTCAATGGGCAAATAAAATTGGTGGAACTGGAAACGATTCATCAATACAATTAGCTGTAGATAGTTTAAATAACGTGTATGTAACTGGAATTTATGATTCAAATCCATTATATATTGGAGGAACTGGGACAACATTAGGTAATTCTGGAATTTTATCCACAACGGATATTTTTTTAATAAAATATAATACTTCAGGAGTTGTTCAATGGGCAAATAAAATTGGTGGAACTGGAAACGAATCTGCAACACAATTAGCAATAGATACTTTAAATAACGTATATGTAACTGGAAGTTATACTTCAGACCCATTATATATAACTGGAACTAGTTCAATATTAGGTAATTCTGGAAATTCAACCACGACAGATATTTATGTAGTAAAATATAATACTTCAGGAGTTGTTCAATGGGCAAATAAAATTGGTGGAACTGGAAACGAAAGTGTACCACAATTGGCTATAGATAGTTTAAATAACGTCTATGTAACTGGAATTTATACTTCAAACCCATTATATATTGGGGGAACTGCAGCAACATTAGGTAATTCTGGAAATTCAACCACGACAGATACTTATCTAGTAAAATATAATACTTCAGGAGTTGTTGAATGGGCAAATAAAATTGGTGGAAGTCAAGATGAATCTGAACCACAATTAACTATAGATACTTTAAATAACGTCTATGTAACTGGAATTTATAAATCAAACCCATTATATATAAATGAATCAACATTAGGTAATTCTGGAATTTCAACCACGACAGATATTTATGTAGTAAAATATAATACTTCAGGGGATGTTATATGGGCAAATAAAATTGGCGGAACTGAAAACGAATCATCACCACAATTAGCTATAGATAATAATGATGTTATTATTAATGCAAATAATACAGCATTTGGAAATGGTGCATTACAAAATTTACAAATAGGATCCAATAATATAGCTTTGGGATATAATGCAGGCAATAGTTTAATATCTGGATCCAATAATATTTATATAGGGAATACAGGTAACTCTTATGAAAGTAATATCATACGAATTGGAAATAATACTCATACTGAAACTAATATGTATGCTCCCATAAAACCTCAATATAGTTACACTACATCAACAGGAACAAATATAGCAGGAAGTATTGGATATAATCCACTTCAACCAACATATACAGGAGGAACTGGACTAATAACAAGCGGAAATAATACTCCTTTAAGTGATGCCGTGTCAATCACGCCAGGCGTTTGGATGGTAACTTATAAAATGGGTTACATATCTTCTCTCGGAGGAGTAATAGCATCTGCTTTAGTATCCGTTAAAAATACGGCAACAACTGACGTATTAGTAAGTCAACAATACGGCACTACGACAACAGGACAAAGCTATGTTGGTTCTTTATGCGGAGTTTATGTAGCAACTGGCAATGATACATTACGCCCTTATTTTAATTTGACTATTGTATCAGGAACATATAGTTATGTATCAAATTTTATGTTTATAGTAACAAGAATTGCCTAGAATCTTTCATACAAATTTAACGTCTGCGTTGTGATTTTCGTTTTTTAGATCTACGTTTTGATTTTCGTTTTTTTGATTTTTTACCCCCCATAACATTACAACCAGGGCCACTTCCTTCAGGTCCAAACCGACTACAGTCATCTCTGGCATTTGCATCTGCTCTTTCTTCTGCTCTAGCAGCCAACCGTCTTCGTTTTGCAATTGCATTTGCATCAATATCTCTATACCAATTGTCAGTACGTTGGTTCATTGCAGCAACAATATGTCCTTTACTTGCATATTCCATTATATGATTTTTAACATGTTCTGGGATTCCCATACGTTGAATTACGTCAAACGTATAATCAGGTGGTATTTCATGTCTTTCCTTTGCTATTCTTGGCATTGCTTCCCTAATTTGTACTGGATCATCTGGGCGATTTAATCTATAATATAATTCAAGTTCTTCAGGGCTAGGTGTTTTTTCACGTACAGGTACAAACCCGCCTGAATAAGCGCTTTGAATCGCTTGATCTACTTCAGATAAATATTTTATACACGCATCAACTATTTCTCGTTCTTTCATAGTCCATCTTCCTTGCTTGACTTCAGATGCCAACATCATTCCTCTGGTTGCATAATCTCTAATATGCGATTCGTGCATTTGTAATTTGGCATCTGCACCCTCCTCTGCTTTTCTTCTTAATTCTGCCATATAGTATATTGCTAAAATAATTAAATATTTCCATACATATAGAACACTATGGAAATATTAAGTGATGCAATTCAAAATGAAAAGAATCAAAATATTTTATCATTATCCTTTGAAAAAATTAATGAACGAAAACACAAAATATTGGCTGAATTAAAACTTCTTTCTTTAAAAAAAAAATTAAAAGACTATCGCCATGTAGATGAACTTCAAGAATTTCGTATTGGATCCTACATTCGGTGGATTAATTTATCTAAACGAATCTTTACCAACGGCGGAATTATTGTTCGGGTTGATATTGAAGAAAACGGAATCGTAATTACATGTAAAAATTGGGTAAACCAGTTTTTTAAATTAAAGTTGGATGAATGTATCGTTTTCCAAAAATTAACTAATCAAGAATTCATTTTACTTACAGCGATACAACAACTAACTTGATGATAATATAAACGATTAGTCCCAAGATGAAACAGAAACATCCGCATAAACAGCAAAATTTACCCCAATAACATCTTGTTTCAGTTTTAATGGACGGAATGCCATCTTCTTCATCCATATTTTTTCTTATTTTTTGGTAACAGTTTAAAAATGATTTCAATTTAATTTGTAAATGGTGTTAGCAGCAATTTATTCTTTTTCTTGGGCAAACGTTGTTTCCAATCATCCGTTTTTTTCTCACGATCAATGATACCTTGTAATTCAATGATTTGTGGAAGAAACCATTGAAACCATAGTTTATTTCTCGGAATAATCGTACATTCTACACAATCCATTTTCCAGTAAATTTCTTTTATAAAATTGGGATTTTGTTCTATTTTTATATTTTTCCATGTCGTATATTCTTCCAACAATGATTGAAACGGTAAATATTCGTACTGAAACATTCCGTCTACTTCAAAATGAAGAATAATTCCTTTATATTTATTATCGTGTGACAACTGAAACGAACCGTCTGCATTAAATTCTTCTTCAGAAGCGTATTCTGTAAATTTGGTTTCCAAAAAATCACACTCATCTAAATGACAAACTTCCATTTGAAGTTGCATCTGAACCCAATACTCTTTCTTTGGAATGCCGTTAATTTCACGATTAACTATATTTTTAATTTCTAACATACGACCATAACGTCCTGTTTTAGATTCAATTACAATTCCATCTGGTGATGCTCCTAAAAATAAATGTGTTTCTGAAGGTAATGCACCAAATTCAACTACTTGAACGTTATTAATATGTTCATAAATTTTTGTTGCAATTAATTCAAATTTTTTTCCATGATATACATTTGCATTATCTAAAAATTGATAGTCTGGATCACATTTTTTAAGAATAAAAGATTCTACCGGTTCATATGGATTTTCATCAATTGCTGCTGCAGTATCTGAAGCAGTAATACGTTCATGACGATATGCAAACCATTCTTTAGATCTTTGTTCTGGTTGTGGAAGTGCTTTTAATTTTTGAAAATGATTTTCTAATTTTTGAAATTCTTTGGGAATTTTAACTGGAGAATATAATTCAAGATGATTTGGAAAATAGCAAATATCGGTATCTAATATTTTAATAAATTTTTTTTTATTTTTAGTTAATATTGTAAAAATTTCAATCATTAATGATAATGTTAATTCTGGATAAATTTCTTTATATGTTCTATAACAATCATTTAAAAGACTATAATATTCTGTTTCAGAAAAAGATTTATTTTGTTGTATTTCTAAATATTTTTTAACATCATCAAATATTTTATCTATTGACATTTTAATAATAATATTAATTATTATATAGTTTCTTTTTTAATCAATTTTTATTAAATAACATACTTTCCATTTATAAATTGTAAATTTGGTATACTAATTATTTTACCTTTGGTTGAATCATATAAAATACTATCTTTTTTTGTAATAATTTTAGTTTTTATCATATTTATTAATTTTTCTTTTAATTCATTTTTTTCATTTTCATCATTAATTAATAACATATTAATATACTCTTTTATTTTTATAATTTTATGAATTGTATTTAATTTTACCCAAGGTTTTAAATATAAATAATCATCAGTATATTGTGTTGATGTTGTAGGTGATTCTGTATTATTTGGAATTGTATTTTTAATTTCAGAATTTTCTGATAATTTTAATAATTTTTCTTCTAATAAATATTTTTTATTTAATCCATTTTTTTCACAAGATTTAATTAAATTAGATAAATAATTAATTTCTAGTA